AAGGTTCTGTCGTGGCGTGGATAAGGGAAAGCGACGACAGATGAGCGATGCCATGGCATGGGTGCCCTACGCCCGCCACTTATAATAGGAGTCTCTCTATGTAGAGCCAAATCTGTAATGTGATATAAAACGGGTTTTGTTTCGGTCCCTTTGTTGCTAGTGGGGTTTTGGCATTATTTACGCTGGTGGGGATACGTTTTTGGTAGCGTTTTTTAGTAGTGTGGGGATGGTTGCTACTTTTCGGGGTAGTTGTACTATATTATAATATATTACACATTTTTTGAGTACGGCTGTGCCACCTTGATAGTTGTCTGTTTCGAGGTCTAGGGTGCATGCCACGTAGTAGTAGCGTTCGTCTTGGGAGACGAGGTATCCTACGGCTGAGAGGATGCGGGTGTGGTGTTTGGTTTTGGGTTCATGCCATGTTTCGTCTAGCCCGTAGTGATCTTCCCAAAAGATCTCTACTATTGCTGGAATGTTAGGCATTGTTGTTCTTTGGTTTACATCTACCATTTTACTTTGTCCGCCCAGTATGCTGCCGACATGGCTCCTTTGGCGATGTTGCGTCCATGGCGTGATTTGAATGAGGCGCGTTTGGCTTTCATTCGTTCTGATTCTCCAGCCTTTGGTTTCCCTGCTGTCGATGCTCCTTGTTCTCCGAAGCGTATCGTTTTGATTTGGGCTCCTGATTTGGCGACAACTATGTGGGACTTTTTGGGGTGGGTTGGTGTGCGCTTGGGTTTGTTGTAACCTGTGACTCCTGCGCGTGCGAGCCTGGGGTCTTTGCTGATAGCCATTATTTCTTCTTCCTACCGCCCCCGAGAGCCACAGGGGGTTTGAAGGGTTTAAACCCTTTAACCTTGCGTTGCTGCTGACCTGCAGCAATAGGTTTCGCGTTGCGTTTAAAGTTCACCATAAACCCATCCTTTGTCGTCGCCGTAGTTTTCTTTTTGATAGGTTATAGATACGTTTCCGTCCCTGCGGTAGGAAGCGTATGCCTGTCGGCCCCTATCAATAGCGTTACTCGTTACATGGTCTATTAGGTAACGAAGTTGCCTATAGATTATGGGATTGGAAGAAAATGTACTCGATGCGCGCCAAGAAGAATATATCACCTGGCTGTGTACAGCACCGTCTGAAAGGGTCCCAGCGTCGAAAGATCGCTATGCGGAGTCTATCGGTATTGCTGGTTCTACTCTTCGTAGATGGGAAAAGAAAGAACTCTTCAAGAAAGAGTGGCAGTCTCGCGTGGACAGTATTCAGGGATCTCCTGAGCGTTCTCAGCGGCTTTTGGATACATTATACGACAAGGCTATCGGCGGCGACATTAAGGCTGCCCAACTGTATTTGCAAGCCACAAACCGAATGGCTCCCCCCACGATTAACGTCAAGTCCGAGACCCATATTAGTGAGTTGTCAGATAAAGACTTGGAAGAATTGATTTCTGCTGTAGCCTCGCAAGAGCAGGCTTCGCGTCAACTTCGCGTTGTGTAATGATCTATTGGTGGGTTTGTCCTAAGTGTGGGGAGCAGTTTCCTTGGAGTCTTTGCAAGGGCGTATGCCCTGAGTGTGACCCAAGTCATAAGCCACGAAGGATGAGGGAAGACGACCAATGCAACTAAACGAGTTGTTAAATGAGAAAGAATGGCGTAAGTGTCGAGGTCCCGAAGAACCCTCTGTCCAAGAGTTGATTGAAGCCTTCGAGCATTTCTGTACCACATACTGGAGTATCAAACATCCTGAGCGTGGTCGTATCATCTTTGATCTTCGAGAAGCCCAACTCTTAACTGTTGAGGCTTGGCTCTCCAACCGCTACAGCGTAGTGTTAAAAGCGCGTCAGATTGGCTTTTCCACCCTAGGTGCCGCATACGCTTTTTGGTTGACCTTCTTTTGGCCCGACAGGTTTGTAGTCATGCTTTCACGTACAGAACGTGAAGCCGCTAAACTACTACAGAAATCTAAATACGGATACAAGTTCTTACCCCAGTGGATGAAGCAACGCGGTCCACAAGTGACTTCAGACAACCAGTTAAAGATGACTTTTTCGAACGAGTCTGCGGTAGAGTCTTTGCCTTCAGGCAACGACCCTGCCCGTGGCGAGTCCGTGTACCTTGTTATTGTGGACGAAATGGCTTTCTTGCCCAACGCCGAAGAAGCGTGGGCTTCTATCGAGCCTATTGCTGACGTAGGTGGACGTGTTATATGCCTTAGTACCGCTAATGGTAGCGGAAACTTCTTTCATCACCTGTGGGTAGGGTCTCAAACAGGAACGAACCTGTTCAAAGGCATATTTTGGCCCTGGTCCGCTGGTGATCGTGATGATAACTGGTACGAAACCAAGATTAAAACGATGCCAAGTTGGCAATTGCATCAAGAATACCCTCGAAGTTCAGAAGAAGCCTTCATTAAGTCGGGTAACCCCGTCTTTGACGTCGATTTGCTGTCCAAATTAGAGACTGAAGAACCCGATAGAGGCTATTTGAAGAACACAGCCCGCAAAATAAGCGACTATGTGATTACTCCTGAAGGAGAATTGGCTATTTGGGAGATGCCAAGAGTAGATGGCGTGTATGTTATTGGTGCTGACGTCGCTGAAGGGCTGGTACATGGCGACTTTTCCGCTGCTCACGTCATAGAAGCACGTACTCAAACTGTCGTCGCCCACTGGCACGGTCATGTGGACCCCGACCTCTTTGGAGATGCCCTAGGAGACCTAGGTTGGTTCTATAACGGTGCTCTTATTGGTGTGGAAAGCAACAACCACGGTCTGACAACGCTGAAAGCGTTGCAGAGATACAACTACAAGAACATTTATCGCAATAGACGACTACAGCAACGACAACCAGTGCAAACAGAGGTGCTGGGATGGCGTACTACGCAGGCTACAAAGCCTTTGGCGATAGATGAACTGTCTGCTTCTATCCGTGAAGAAGAGTTGCAGATTTTGGACGAGTACACTATTGGGGAACTGCGGTCTTTTGTCCGTGACCCTAATGGTCGCATGCACGGCTCCCCTCATGACGACAGAGTGATGTCCCTTGCTATCACATACCAGATGTTAAAGTATGTCTGGTTGCCTGAGTACAGGGTAGAAACACCTGTTATCGAATATAGTTTGGATTGGTTTGCTCGATTCATTCATCATGGCGATGCTGGTACTGGACCTGTACCTTTGGGTGCATACAATACACGAAAATCAATGTAACGAATCCAACATATTGTTATGGGCCAATTTAATTGTCTAGAATGTGACAGAATCGTATCCTTTGACGTGGTTCCACGTCGCGGATTCATATGTTTTAAATGTCATGTGTCTACAGTAAACCTTGGTTTTGCATACGGTAAGGAAGATTTCCATGGTGACACAATTAAGCAACGTCAAGATGTGCAGATGAAACAAGCCTCAGCCGCTGGTATTAAAGCGGAACCTGTTGGGGAGCGTTGGATCTAACTCATGTGGGTTCCTATTGTTGTTGCCTTGATCGGCGGACCCTTGATGCTTTTGTTAACAAAGTTTGATAGAAGGAACACGGCTCAACATGGGGCTAACATGGAAGTTTTACAAAGTATAGAAGGTAAGGTTGACAAGATTGACGAACGTCTTGAAGGTCACATCGATTGGCACTACAAAGGAGCCGAAAATGATTTATAAAGTAGCAGCAAAGAAAGCAGTAGCAACCTTCGTGTTTGCATCTACAGGTATTCTTATCGGTGGTGCACTCGGTGGTCTTGAAGTGTGGAAGACAGCCTTGTGGGCTGGCGTTGGTGCATTGATTAACTTTGCTTACCGCGCTTCTGAACAGTTAATTATTGAAGCCCAAATAGACGATGGAGAAGAACTATGACTATTTTAAAAGAAGCAACTAGCACCCTAGGTGCATTAAATGCTACGACATCAGTATTCGATGTCAGTGACGCCGACGATGTATCACTTCAGATTACTGGAACATTCGTAGGTACTATCACATTTTATGTGAGTAACGATGGTGTCGCTTATTACCAATTTGCGATGCATCAAACTGGTAACGCGGCAGCAACAACCGATGCTGCTACATCTACTACTACAGGATTGTTTAGCAAAAAGTGTGCGCCGTTTGAATATGTTAAAGCAATAATGACCGCATACACCAGTGGTAGTGCTACTGCGTTATTTACTTCTTCACGAACCAGTAAGTAACTCATGGCTCGTGAATCGCAGTCAGATCAACTAGGAAAACTGCAAGCCAAAATAGCGTTGGCAAAACGTTTCCGACGACACGAAGACTACGACAATACATGGCGACGTCTAGTTGACCTTTATCGAGGCAAGCACTACGAATCAATCAGTAACGAAGATCGTCTGCTTATTAACGTATGTTTCTCTACGATCAACATTATTGCCCCTTCTGTCGCTGTTAACTATCCTAAGATTGCGGTTAATGCGCGAAGGCCCGAAGCCGCCGCGCAAGCAGTAATCACGGAAGCGGTCATTAACTATTGGTGGAAGCACTACAAGATTAAACCCGAGTTTCGACGCGCAGTAAAAGACTTCCTTATCGTAGGTCACGGCTGGTTAAAATGTGGCTATCGATATGTAGAAGAAGAAGAAATCAGTCAAGATGGGGATCACTCAGACGAGAAAATGGAAGGAAATGATATCACACCGACCATCATCGTCACAGAAGATCGTCCGTTTGTGGAACGCGTTTCACCTTTTGACGTCTTTGTTGACCCTGATTGCACCTCCATGTCCGACGCCCGCTGGATAGCCCAGCGTGTACGTCGCACCATAGAAGAGGTCAAAACAGATAAGCGATATCTTAAAGTAGCGCGAGATAACATCAATGCCACTTCATGGAACCATGTTGAAGACCAGGGTTCAACCTACGATCCTACAGATCGAGAAGCGGGATACGTCGAAATTTGGGAATACTACGACATCGTTAAGAAAACAATGTGTGTATTTGGTGATGGTTCGGAACATTTCTTGGTTAAGCCAACGGACATGCCTTATTCTTTTGGACATCCCTATGTGATGATCCGCAACTATGATGTACCCGACTACTTCTATCCAATGGGTGATCTTGAAGCCATTGAGCCGCTTCAACGAGAGTTGAATGCGACTCGTACGCAGATGATGAATCACCGTAAACGGTATTCGCGTAAGTACTTGTTTAAGGAGTCGGCATTTGATGCTGATGGGCGTGATGCACTTGAGTCGGATTACGACAATGTGTTGGTGCCAGTATCGAGCGACGAGAACCTCAGTAATGTTGTCGTTCCTTTCCCTGCTGTTGTTACTCCACCCGAGTTTTATCGTCAATCAGATATTATTGAGGGCGACATACAGACTGTTTCGGGTATCTCGGAATACCAGCGTGGTGGTCTTCCCGAGATTAGACGCACAGCAACAGAAGCAGCAATTGTGCAGGATGCCGCTAACGCTCGAGCCGCAGACAAGTTGGCTACTATCGAAGCGTCTATTGCTGAAGTTGCTTACCGACTGGTGATTCTTGCTCAACAGTTTATGACTGGTGAGCAGGTAGCCCGTATTGTGGGCAAGGATGGCGAACCTCTTTGGGTTACCTTTGATACAGAATACATTGCTGGTGAGTTCGATTATGAGGTAGAGGCTGGTTCTACGGCACCTGCTAACGACTCTTTCCGACGACAGATGGCGTTGCAGATGGTCGATGCTATGGCTCCGTTTGCTGGCGCTGGCATTGTGAACATGCCCGCTTTGGCGGCTCATGTTCTACAGTTTGGTTTTGGTGTGAAGAATCCTGATCAGTTTGTGACTGCTGGACCTCCTCCGATGCCTGAACAAGCCCCTGCTCCTGAGCAAATGCCTCCTGAACAAATGCCTCCACAAGGCATGCCACAAGGTATGCCACCAAGCAATCTTGGTGCTATGGCTCCAGCCCCTGACATGAGTCAGGTCGATCCTGCGGTCATCCAAGCGTTGATTTCTCGTATGGGTATGCAACTACCTAATACTTGATGTAACGATCATTACATATATGTAGAGCAACCTTTAGGACTCTAGAAGGAGATCAGCAATGTCTGATTTTGATATAGACTCAGGATTCGAATCCGAAGACGGACAAATCGAAGAGTTGGGTGAAGTTGAAGATAGTGAAATTTCTCGTTTAGACGTCAATGAGTTAGGTGATCATTACATCACCGTACGTGTTGATGGCGAAGATGTGGACGTTTTGTTGTCTGAGGCTGTAGCAGGTTATTCGCGTCAATCGGATTATACTCGAAAGACACAAGAACTTGCAACGCAAAAGAATGAACTTCAATGGGCAACTGCTATTAAGCAAGCATTGGATAACGACCCAGCAGGAACTTTAAGGTTACTGTCGTCGCATTACGGTGTTTCCAATAAGGAGGCACAGCAAATGGTGAACGATGATGATTTTTTTGGGGATGGCTTTGATGAGGTTGATCCAATGGCTAAGCGTCTACAAGAGTTCGAAAAGCGCGTAAGCGTGTTCGAACAGGCGCAAGCACAGCAGGAACTTCAAGTGGAGATCAGTCGGTTGCAAACCAAGTATGGTGAAGATTTTGATGCTAGGGAAGTGGTGGCGTTTGCTGTTGCAAACAACAACTCTGACCTAGAAGGCGTTTTTAAGCAACTTGCTTTTGACAGGGTCAATACTCGTGGAAAACAAAATTCTGCAGAGTCGAAAACTGTTGAGAACAAGCGCGCTGCATCTGTTGTTTCAGGTGCTTCGTCTGCTAAAGGCGGCAAAAACGAAGTCGGCACCATTCGCACAATCTCTGATGCTTGGAACTCTGCGAAGAGAACTCACGGCGTCTCCTAACCCTAAAAGGAACTATTATGTCTAACCCAAACTTTAACGAAATTTTGACCACAACGCTTGCGAACTATCGCAAGACGTTAGCAGACAACGTGTTCACCGCACGTCCATTAACCTATTGGCTGATGAATAAGGGCCGTATTCGTATGGTCAATGGTGGCACGAAAATTGTTGAGCCGCTAATCTACGGTCAGAACAGCACTGTTGCCCCATACTCGGGCTACGACAGTATCTCGCTAACTGCTCAGACTGGCATCACTGCTGCTGAATATGATTGGAAGCAGTACGCTGTTTCTATCGCTATCAGCGGTATTGAAGAGGCTAAGAACAATGGCGAACAGCAGATCATTAACCTGTTGGAAGCAAAGATCATGCAAGCAGAAGAGTCAATGAAGGAAGGTTTCAACACCATGTTCTTCGCTGATGGATCTGCGACTAACGCATGGAATGGTCTTGGTAACATTGTTGAGGCTTCTGGAACTGTTGGTGGAATCAACCGTGCTACTGCAGGTAACGAGTACTGGCGTTCATATGAAGAGAACACTGCTTTAACTTTGACTCTCGCTCAGATGACTACCGCCTACAATACGGTATCTGTTGGTAGCGATTTGCCTGACACTGTTCTTACTACTCAGGCTCTGTACGAGAAGTATGAGTCGTTGCTAGTACCGCAACTCCGCTATACGGACACGGATACTGCTAATGCAGGATTCCAAAACTTGTTGTTCAAGTCTGCTCCAGTTATGTATGACACTGCTTGCACTGCTGGCAACGTCTACTTCCTGAATAGCAAGTATTTGACTCTTGTTGGTCATAGTGACAAGTGGTTTGCTCACACGGACTTCGTTCGTCCTACCGCACAGGATGCTCGCTTTGCGCTCATCTTGTGCTACGGAAACTTGACGTGCCGTAACGCAAAGAAGCAAGGCAAACTTACCGCTAAGACTGCCTAATTGTTACAAGTGATTGTGCCCGGGGGAAACCCCGGGCCAATCGTCCAATCCGAAAGGAACTCTGATGAGTAAATGTTTTGAATCAACTGATAAATATCCTAAGTTTCATGGAGGAAGTGTTTCTCCTCTGCGTGTTCTTAAGGCTTCTTTTAAGGCTGTCAAGAAAGATTTAGATAAGCAAACTCAGTCATATGTTACCTCTAAGGGACAACGCTAATTATGGCTACTCCACCTAAGGGCAGGGGCGGCAAGCCCAAATTGCCAGGAATGCCAAAAGACCCTCGCAAGATAATGCCTGGGAAACCAGCATATGGTAAAGCATCTAATTTTCTACCTAAACAAACAATCAAGACTCGAAAGAAGGCTTACTAATGGCAACAAGAAAAACTCCACCATCAAGCAATGGCAAAAGTTCAAAAGAAAAGTTTGGCGATTACATGAACGCTCGTGATGTCACGGGAAAGAACCGTGGCGATAATCGTGCCGCGACTATTAAGAAGCGTGCAAATGATTTGATGTCAGCGCGTGGTTTGACTGGTGCGCGCACTGCGAGCCCTGCTGCTAAAAAGTCTGCTGGTTCTGAAGGACCGAAGAAGTCAGGTCCAGTACCTAAAAAGCGTCCAGTACGCGGTGGTGGTTCTTTGCAAGGTGATCTCAAGAAGTTTGGTGATGCTTTGAAACGGAATGCGGTAACCACAAAGCGCGCTAAATCTGCTACCTCTTCCAAGGCTAAGCAGATAACAAAGCGCGTCTCTAAAGGTTATTAATGATTAAGGGTTCCGTACCAGCATATTCACTCTACGGTGAATCTGCAACACGGGGACAACGACAGTACGGGCTGGAAAGCGCGCAACCTGCTGGTCCTGGTGGTATGCCGTACCTAGGTCATACTTCGTGTATGGCTAATGAAGAAACATGTAGAGGTGCTCGAGCGAAGGGAACAGACTTCTGTATAGGGCATCTTCGCTCAATGGCAAAGGACTCCTTAATTGAACCTTCTTGATATAAGAACTAAAATTCGCGAGATAGTTGACCTTGACGCAACCGATCTTTCGGATACTTTAATACAACTGTATATAAAGGATGGCTTTGACCGTATCGTTTCTTTGGAGCGACGTTGGCCCTTCTACCAAATGTCAACTACTCTCAGCACTGTCGTTGATCAACGCGCATATGCTGTCTCTGCTATCGGTGCAGGTGACATCCGTGAGATAACATCAATAGTTGATAATTCAACTATTGGTAATCGTTTAGAGTGGATTAGTTACGACGATGCAGAGAAGATTTGGATGGGCGACAGCGATTCGGCATCAAGACCGATGTATTTTACTTTGTGGCAGGAACAAATTCACCTATGGCCGAAACCTGAACAGGTTTATCCACTGATCATCAGAGGGTACAGAAAGTCGTCTAACTGGCATCTGTCTGACTCTATCGAAGTAGATATCGACGAGCGTTTTCATAACGCTCTCGTATATTACGGCGTTTCGCAAGTATACCAATTGCAAGAAGATGTCGAGTTGGCTGGTTATTATCGTAAAAGTTTTGACGAAGCAGTAATGCTTGCGCATTCAGATATCATGAAGCCTTCTTCTCATCGTCCATTGGCATTGTCTGATGGTGTCCCAGGTTTGAACCATTCCTATTGGATGGAGACACTTGGAAGGAATCTTGGTCAATGAGTGGACTTAGGCAGAGTAGCGTATCAGATTTTACTGGTGGGCTTAATTTGCGTACGGACGCTTTTCAGTTGGGCAAGAACGAATCACCAAGCCTATTGAATGTCGATGTAGACCCACGTGGCGGTATGACTGTTCGTGGTGGTATGACAAAGTTTAATACTGCAGCGATAGGGGCAATTGCTAATGGCAGTGCTGTAGCGAAGAATGTTGTCTATTGGGAGGGTTCTACCCCCCGTGTTGTCGTCGGTATAAACAATGGGATATATTATTCTTCGGGTAGTGCATTCAGTTCGTTTGCTATAACCACGGATGCGCCCGATGGACCATCGTTCGCATCGTGGACTGCATCTAGTGTTAACAGTCTTTATGTTGCAATAGGTAGCCTTGAGTCAAAGAAGATTGTTGGAACGACAGTCACGGCATTGACAGATCCTACTGGATCGTACAACGAAGACTTTGCTAGTCCTACTACTGGCGAGATGCCTCGAGCAAAGTTTTGTGCCATTTATGCAAACATGTTGTGGTGTGCAAACACTACAGAGACTGCAACATCGATGCCAAACAGATTGCGTTTTTCGCATCCACTAAACATTGAGAGTTGGCGTGCGCTTGACTTCATTGACATCCCCGATGGTGGCGATGGTATTACAGCAATGTGTGTTTTTAATGGCTCGCTGATTATATTCAAGAAGCATTCCATATGGTCAATCACTGGCGATACTGCAGAGACTTTTATTCTCACAAATTTAACCAACATGATTGGTGCCGTAAACTCTCTATCTGTCGCCGTAACCGAAAGTGCCATCTATTTCTTTTCATGGTCTCAAGGATTGTATAAGTTTAATGGACAAACCTTTGAAGACATTTTTGGTAGCATACGTCCCATCTTGCAGGATAAGACCGTAAACGAACTTGCGCAAAGCGCAATTCGTGTCACGGTACTTAATGGCAGAATATGGGTTGGGCTACCTAGAAACAACGACACAACAATTACCGAAAACTATATTTACGACGAGTCTATTGGTAATGGTGCTTGGACGAGATATCAAACTTCTGATGGTCGTGGTGTGGGTTCGGGATGTCAGTTTGTTTCTTCGAGTGGTCAAACTTTTCTTTTTGCAGCGCATGCCTCCAACGCATACGTGTTGAAGGTTGATCAGTTGGCTGTAACACAGGATGATGTTGGTGCTGGTTTAAGCAATTTTGATTCGCATTACACCACAAAATGGTATGACGCAGATAATATTTCTGCTAAAAAAATGTGGCGTAGACCTGATCTTATTATGAAACGTGTTGCTGTCGACTCATCAACTTTGATTGAAGTTTACCATGATTGGACTGAAGGTTTGATTAAAAGAACTTTCACTATTGAAGTAGTTGGAATTGGTGACACTTTAATGTGGCGTACTGTTGGTGTTGAGCCCGACGCTTATGATGGTTGGAATGAAGCGGATTGGGGAGCAAGTCCCGATGGTTCTATCTTTGTTCAAGGCAAAAACTTGGGTTTATCTAGGTCTTTGCAAATGGTGTTCCGTGGTGTAGAAGGAAAACCTTGGGGTTTGAACTCTATCACCTACAAATTCAACCCTAGGAAGGTGCGTGCATAATGGCAACCGCAGCAGTCTCTAATACTTTTACTAATGGATCTAACGCTGATGCCGTACAGGTGAATTCAAACTTCACTTCGTTAGTTAACTTTCTTAATACCGAAGTTATCACTAGGGATGCGGCTATCGCGTTTACTGCTATCCCTTCGGGACCAGCAACTAACCCCACTTTAGATAATCAGTTCACACGCAAATATTATGTTGACAATCTAGAACCTGCAGGCGTTATCTCTGCGTATGGTGGTGCGACTGCGCCAACTGGGTATGTAGTTTGTGATGGTACCGCTATTTCTAGAACGAACCCTCTATATGTTCGTCTATTTGCAGCCATCGCTACACGCTATGGCGTTGGCGATGGTTCTACAACATTTAATGTTCCTAACCTTGTTGGAAAATTTCCTTACGGTCATGCCGCTAGTGCTACTGTTGTTACGGCAGGTGCGGCGACAGTCACGTTGACTACAGCAAACTTGGCGGCTCACGTCCACAACATTTCCGCGTATACCCACACGGCTCCTACGGTTACACAGCCTGTTCTTAGTAATCATGCAGATCATAATCATGCACTTTACCTTATTGCTACAAGTGCTGCTGGTTCACACAGTCACACATATGATTCAACAAGTGTTCTTCGAGGAACTGGTTCCAGCGCTACTTATACTTCTATTTCTGGGAGTACGGAAACTACCAGCACTGTTGCTGCTCACACCCACACCGTGACGGGTAACTCATTAGACGCATCATTGTCTGCCCACTCATTTTCCACTGCCGTTGCTGTCGCCGCGACTGCATCTCATGCCGCTAAGGATACTGCTAGTGCAGGTTCTGCTACACCATTTGATATTCTCCCATCCTACCAATCTGTATTGTACATTATTAAATTATGACAGTTTGGACCGC